ACAAAAAATCCTCAAACTAAAGATATAGTCCCTGAAAAATATAAAAACATAAAAGATATTAGAGAACTAGTTTCTGATAAAAAAGCATACAGTAAATTCATAACTGATCTAAGAGATATTCAATACAAAAAAATTACAGATGAAAAAGGTATAGACCTATATTCTAAACTACCTAAGACACAACAAAACAATGTGAAGTCTTTGCTTATTGCTCGTAACAAAAGTGCCTCACTACCTAAAACAAATTTCATTAATATTGCCGGGGATGATTTTAATATTCCTAACAATATTGGAGTGCTTCCCAGTCAAATAAAAAATTTAGAAAAAGCATACCCTCTCTTAAAGAAGTTAGATAAAAACCCAACGGTAGATAATTTTTATAAAAATGTAACGGGTCAGAGCAAAGGGGGTAATGTATTTATTAATGACATACAAGCCTATCTATCCGGCGTTGATACAAGAACAAGACCCGTTTTTGATAAACCTATAGAGATGCAACTTTTAAAATCTTTAGATCTTGAAAATAAATTAAAACCGGAAACAATTAAAATCCTAACAGAACAAAAAGGACAAGCAGCTTCTAACAGATATAAACTATCAGGCATGTCTGAGAAGGCTAAGAAAATTAATTTAGACAATCCTGAAAGAGCCGCGTCTGTAAAAAGAATAGATGAGATCTATAAAGAAGATCCAAACATATCGTCAGATGAATTAGTAAATGAATATTACGGAAATAGTTTTGCAAAAGCATCAATAAAAGAACAGAAAAAAATGTTGGGTGAATTAAGAAACGATGTGGTAACTTATTATAAAATTATAAATCAAGCCAGAGTACCTGTAAAAGGAGTGAGATTACCTTCAGCAAACAAAAGAGCTGAGATATTAGACAGTATTGAGTTTCAAAAAGGTAAAGGTGGTTTTAATATATACGGCGGTTATATAAGAGACATACAAAATAAAATAGCAGAAAGTATTACTGGATATAATTCAGGCAGTAGAATTGTAACTCTATCAAAAAAATATTCAAAACAAGGAAACGTAGATCACAGTGTCGGTCTAGGGGCCGTGCATGAAGTAGCGCCTGGCTATGCAGAAGCTATACAAATTATAAAACCAAGTATCAATAAACAAAAAGGACGTGTGCTTGAAAGACCCCTTACCTCTATTTTAAATGATTTTTTTTCAAACACTAAAAACAAAGCACGTAAAATTGGTGATGAAACTTACAGCAATTTTGATGACAAGGTTGCAGCGTACAATAATTTATCAAAAGAGTTTGCTAATCAAAATGGTGTGGACACGGCAATAATAAAATTTAGTAAACCGGGTACAGGTCCGTCACCAAAAGAAACGGTAACTCATTTTACAGAATTTTCTAAAGGGGCACAAAAAAATATGATGGAGGTTTGGAACAACCATGGCCTTGTTATTTATACAAAATCTAAACCAATGAGATCAGAATCTTTTGCTAAAACATACAAAACAAATAAGAACATGGGTGGTATTATAGAGCCCATGGATAGAACAATGATGGCTATGGGCGGACGTGTTGGTTTTCAAGACGGGACACCAGACCCTAGATGGAATCAAATTATATCTGCATTTGAAAATACAGATCTTATTAACATGTTAGAAAAAGAAAACGAGCCTAGTCTTAAAGAAGAAATATTTGGTAAAGAAGGAGAAAGATCTGCAGTACAAAGATTATATGAAACATTTAATCCAAAAGCTCTTCCATATTATGCGGCGAAACTTACAAAAGGTTTGACGTTAGCTCCCGAGTTTGCAGGTAGGCTTACATTAGCTGCTCCTAAGGCTTTAGGAGAACTTGTTCAAGGTAAAAAAGGTGTTGGAACAGAGTTTGCTGAAAACATAAATCCAAAAGTTACACAGAAACAAGTTATTGAAAGATTTGGTTTACAAAAAATTATAGATGACATGGAAAAAAATGTTACAGGCTCACAAAAAACTTCTGGTGATTTATTTGAAATGGTTGGTGAATCAGTTGGTCCCGCAACAGGTCTTGGTTACTTTGCAGCAGCGGGTAAAGTTGCAACAAAAGCTGTAAAAGAAATTAAAAAATATGCAGGCGGCGCGGAAGCGGCAAAACAATTAGAAAAAAGTATAGAGGAAAAAGCAGCGTCCCTACAAATGACAAGAAGAGAATTTAATAGTCTACTGGCAACGGGTGGAGTTATAGGTTTAGTAAAAGCTCTTGGCCTCGACTCCTTGTTTCCTGCAGCAAAACAAATTGCTAAAAAAGCTGCACCAGAGATTGTAACAAAAGGTGGCGCACCAAAATACTTCTTTGACTTTGTAAGTTTAATTAAGAGCAAAGGAGATGATATATCGGAAACAGCTTCAACTGTTGAGAGACAAAAAGTTTACGACTACAAAGGATATACACTGACTGAAGATGTAAGTTCTGGTGAAATAAAAATTTATAAAGACACTGAAGGTGGGGGTCAGTATACTACGCCTGACGGAGACTTGGATACATACGATGGCATTATGTATAAAGAAGAAATATCTTACACACCGAAAGAAACAGTATTAAATGATAAAGGTAAAGCTGTAGAGGTTCCCGACATATATGAAGAGAGCACATTAAAACCCGATATGGACGGCGACTTGTCAGATATTGACGGTGGATTAGAATCCATTGATGAAATACTTGATATCTTATCCCAAGGCGGTAAAAAATACAGTTTAGATGAATTAGCAGAAATGGGAATTAATCCAGCAGGAATTGGTCAAAGCAACTTAAAAAAAATTTTAAAGGACCCAACAGAAATTAATAATCTTAAAGGGGACGATATGTTTAAAGACACCCTAAACAAAATAAAATACAGATCAGAAAAAGCAGAGGGTGGTATTATATCGGGTGTAAAATCAGGACCCCCACCAAAATCTGGTAAGACACCACATGGGTTGCCTTATGTTGCAAAAAATGTTAGACCAATCAAGGAGCGTAATTAATGGCAGATATTGACAAGACTCTTTCGGAGTTAGGAACCTCTGTAAAAATAGATGGACCTGATCAAGAAGTAGAAATACAGAAACAAGAAGAAACTAACAAACCACCTGTTGAAATAAACCCAACAGAAGATGGTGGCGTAGAATTAAACTTTGATCCAAGCAAAGTAAATATTGAAGGACAACCTAATCACTTTGATAACTTAGCGGAATTATTACCAGACGATATTTTAGAACCTATTGGTTTAGAATTATTTTCTAACTATACAGATTACAAATCTTCAAGAAAAGATTGGGAAAGATCTTATACAGAAGGTTTAGATCTTTTAGGATTTAAATACGAAAACAGAACAGAGCCTTTTCAAGGCGCTTCGGGTGCCACGCACCCTGTACTAGCAGAAGCCGTAACACAGTTTCAAGCTGGTGCTTACAAAGAATTATTACCCGCAGAAGGACCGATTAGAACACAGATTGTTGGTAACAGCGATCCACAAAAAGAGGCACAAGCACAAAGAGTAAGAGAGTACATGAACTACGAACTTATGGAAAAGATGCCCGAGTATGAACCAGAGTTTGACCAAATGTTATTTCACTTACCTCTTGCAGGATCCGCATTTAAAAAAGTTTATTATGATGACATCATGCAAAGAGCAGTATCTAAATTTGTACCTGCCGATGATTTAGTTGTACCTTATTCTGCTACATCTCTTGATGATGCAGAAGCAATTATGCACGTTATAAAAATGTCAGAAAATGATTTAAGAAAACAACAAGTAGGTGGTTTTTATTCTGATATCGAATTAGGTTCACCTGCTGTTTTTAAAAACGAAGTTGAGTCAAAAGAAAGAGAACTAGAAGGCACTAAAAAATCAGGTAGACCCGATCAAGTCTATACTTTGTTTGAGTGTCACGTTAATTTAGATTTAGAAGGTTTTGAAGATAAGGATGCGAACGGAGAACCTACAGGAATTAAGCTCCCTTATATTGTTACTGTAGACGAAGGTTCGCGAAAAGTTCTTTCTATTAGAAGGAACTTTAATCCTGACGATCCAAAAAAAGCTAGAGTCACTTACTTTGTCCACTTTAAATTTCTGCCAGGACTAGGATTCTACGGATTTGGATTGATCCATATGATTGGCGGATTGAGTCGAACGGCAACGGTCGCTCTCCGTCAATTGTTGGACGCAGGTACGCTATCAAACTTGCCAGCAGGATTTAAACAAAGAGGTGTAAGAGTTAGAGATGAAGCATCACCGATACAACCAGGTGAATTTAAAGATGTAGATGCACCGGGTGGTAATATTAGAGATTCATTTATGATGCTACCTTACAAAGAACCATCACCAACATTATTACAGTTGATGGGTATTGTAGTTCAAGCAGGACAAAGATTTGCGGCTATTGCAGATATGCAAGTAGGCGATGGTAATCAAGCTGCTGCAGTTGGAACTACAGTTGCACTTCTTGAAAGAGGTTCACGTGTTATGTCTGCTATTCACAAAAGATTATACACATCTATGAGATCTGAGTTTAGATTACTTGCAAAATTATTTAAAACATATCTACCCCCAGTTTATCCTTTTGATGTTGTGGGTGGAAGAAGAGAAGTTAAACAACAAGACTTTGATGATAGAGTAGATATCTTACCAGTAGCAGATCCAAACATATTTTCTATGTCACAAAGAATTACGATTGCACAAACAGAACTACAATTAGCTACATCTAATCCTAAGATTCATAATTTATATAATGCATACAGAAAAATGTATGAGGCACTTGGTATAAAAGATATAGATAAAATTTTACCACCTCCAGCACCGATTGCACCTAAAGATCCGGCGTTAGAACACATTGATGCATTAGGAATGAAACCATTTCAAGCGTTTAGAGGCCAAGATCACACAGCACATATGACAGCCCACTTAAATTTTATGGCAACAAACATGGTTAGAAACAATCCACCTGTTATGGCTGCGATTGAAAAGAATTGTTTAGAGCATATTAGCCTAATGGCTCAAGAACAAATAGAATTAGAGTTTGCAGACACTATTCAACAGCTTCAACAGATGCAACAAATGGCACAACAGAACCCGCAGATACAAGCACAGCTTCAAAAAATAACCATGGACATGGAAGCAAGAAAAGCAGTCTTAATTTCTGAACTGATGGGTGATTTTATGGAAGAAGAAAAGAAAATTACATCACAATTTGACTCTGATCCTCTTTTAAAATTAAAATCAAGAGAGGTTGACCTTCGTGCAATGGAAAATGAACGTAAAAAAGACGAAGGAGAACAAAAAATGGACCTTGATAGAGCAAAATTACTTCAAGCAAGACAATTAAACGAAGATAAACTAGATCAAAACGAAAAATTAGCTAAATTAAGAGCAGGAGTAAGTCTTGCAAAGGCTGGAAATCAAGGTATAACTGCAATTAAGGTAGAAGATTAATAAAAGGAACAAAAATATGATGAATTATAAAAAATCAAAAGAAGTTAAGATTCCAGAACAGAATGTTGAGATAGATCCTAGATCTAAAACAACAGCTGATGGCGCTTTTAACTATATTCCTACAGGAGACAAGGAAAAAGTTAGAGGAACTAAGAGAATGTTAACTAATAAGAAAAAAATAGCTAC